TTTCTTCCTGAACTAATGGATAAGATGTATAAAGATCGCGTTCATTATAAGAATTTAATGCTCGAAGCTAAGAAAGAATATGAAGATAAACCTTCACGTGATATTGAAAAGCGTATCGCGCAGATGAATAATATGCAGATGGCTAAGAAGATTCAACTTAACTCAGCTTATGGTGCATTATCTAACGAGCATTTTAGATTCTTTGCTAACGATCTTGCTGAATCGATTACGATGTCTGGTCAGTTATCTATTAAGTGGGTAGAGCATCGTATGAATATCTACTTAAATAAGATTCTTAAAACGCAAGGTATAGATTATGTACTTGCCTGCGATACCGATTCGATGTATATTACTCTTGAGAAGCTAGTTGATCAAGTATTTGATGATGATAGTGATACTGATAAAGTAATTGACTTTCTCGATAATGTTTGCGAGAAAAAACTTGAACCGTTTATCGATAAATGCTATGCTGAACTTGCTGAGCATATGTATGCTTACGAGCAGAAGATGTTTATGGCTCGCGAGGTTATTGCTGATAAAGGTATATGGGTTGCTAAGAAAAGATATATTCTTAACGTATATGATAACGAAGGTGTACGATATAATGAACCTCAGCTTAAGATGATGGGTATCGAAGCTGTACGTAGTTCAACTCCTACTTCTTGTAGAGATAACATTAAGAAATCCCTAAATATAATAATGAACGAGGATAATAAAGCTTTAAATAAGTTCCTCGTTAGTTTTGAAGGTGAGTTTAATAATTTACCTTTTGAAGATATTGCTTTCCCTCGTGGGGTGAATAAGATTGCTGATTATTCAGATAATGTAACCTTGTATAGAAAAGGTACACCTATTCACGTTAAGGGAGCTATTGTCTATAATAACTTCCTAAAAGAGAAAGGCAAGGATAAACTCTTTGCAACTGTAAACGAAGGTGATAAGGGTAAGTTCTGTTATATGAAGTTACCTAACCCGTTGCGCGTTCATGTAATGACTACTCCGGGTACGTTACCTCGCGATCTTGACTTAGAGAAATATATTGATCGCGAAAAGCAGTTCTCTAAAGCGTTTATTGAACCTTTGCAAGGTATAACAGATAAAATAGGTTGGAAGATTAGACTTTCTGACTCACAACTAACATTCGAGGATATTCTAAATGACAGTTAAAATTCCACAAGAGTACTTAGATCTCAATAATGATTTTGGTTTCTCAGGCGTAAGTGAAGAGGAATACAGAGGAGAGATTATAACTAAAGTTGATGAAGCAGCATCTTCTGCTGAAATGCGCGCTAAAGAACAAACAGCTATGGTTTATAAACGTAAGCTAGCTGATGTAGAGCGTCAAATAATGCCCCTCTTAGTTAATCTACTAAAGACAGCTGAAAAAGAGTATGTTTACTGGCCGAATCGTCAAGCTCAACTTGAAGATAAAATTGAGCAGATTCTAGCTATTACGAGAGACTAATGGCATACTTTACTCTTTTAGTTGCTATATCTATTGCAGCTGTAGCTGCTTGGTATAGTATTATAGGACTAATGGCGATCTTTGCGGCTGCTGCTATTCCTATTGCTATAATGGGTGGTGTATTAGAAGTTGGTAAACTTGTTACCGCTTCTTGGTTGTATAATAATTGGCGACGAACGCCAATATTATTAAAGAGCTATCTAACTATATCAGTGGTAGTTCTTATGTTTATAACATCTATGGGCATTTTTGGATTCTTATCTAAAGCTCATTTAGATCAAACTATTCAGATAGAAGGTTCAAATGGAATACTCATTTCAAACTTGGAAAGACAAATATCTCAACAACGAAGAATTATCACCGATGGAGAAACTCTTCTTAAACAGTTGGATGATACGGTCGAAGTCCTTATCGAATACGACCGGATCAGAGGACCTGAAGGAGCGCTTGCAGTTAGAAAGGGACAAGCGGAACAAAGAGCAGAGATTAATTCATCCATACAGTCCGCAGTTAGCGAGCTCAATGCGCTTAGTGAAGAGTTACTCCCGTTACAGAAAGAACGAGTGGCGCTCGAGGCGGAAGTCGGTCCCCTCAAGTATATTGCTGAATTAATTTATGCTGATGAAGCGGAAGATATGTTAGATGAAGCTGTAAGAGGCGTTATCATAATTATTATTTTCGTATTTGATCCTCTAGCAGTACTACTACTAATTGCAGCTAATCAGTCGTTGGCACGAGAACGACCTACTAAAGTAAGAAAAGAAGTATTAGATGCTTATGAAAAAGTTAACGAAGAACATAAAGAAGTTTTAGAAAAACTAGAAGATAATAAAGACGAATCAAGTTATCTTGATCGTCATAATAAAAGACCTGAAGATTGGCAAGTGAATAAAAATAAATCGAAATTAGTAGTTGATAAAAATAACGTTACGAAGCTATAATATGTTATTAATAATGAGGTAATTATGAGTAATTTTTTTAATGATTTAGTCGAGCAGATAAAAGATGACAATACACATATCGTCGCTGATGGACTCGGTAGTGCTGAGTTTTCTGGGTATATTGATACTGGCAGCTATATTCTCAATGCTGCTTTATCTGGCAGCATTTATGGCGGTGTGCCTAATAATAAGGTTACTGCTTTTGCAGGCGAGCAAGCTACCGGTAAGACCTTCTTCGCCTTGGGAGTGGTACAACAATTCTTATTGGATCATCCTGACGGTGGTGTTATCTATTTTGATACTGAGGCTGCTGTCACTCGTGATATGATGGATGGTCGTGGTATTGATACTCGAAGAGTAATAGTTTCAGAGCCCGATACTATTCAAAAGTTTCGTAAAGTTTGTCTCGATATTATTGATAAGTATAATAATACCCCAGAAAAAGAACGCAAGCCTATGATGATGGTGCTTGATAGCTTAGGTCAGCTCTCTTCTAATAAAGAAATGGAAGACACAGCAGAAGGTAAAGATACCCGCGATATGACCAAAGCTCAACTTATTAAAGCTACCTTTAGAGTTATTAACTTAAAGCTGGCTAAGATAGGTGTACCTCTTATCGTAACTAATCATGTTTATGCAGCAGTTGGTTCTTATATTCCTATGAATGAAATTGCTGGAGGTAGTGGCTTGAAATATACTGCTTCTACTATTGCTATGCTTGGTAAGAAAAAAGATAAAGACGGTACTGACGTAGTTGGTAATATTATTAAAGTTAATATGTATAAGTCTCGTCTATCGAAAGAGAATGCTAAAGTAGAAGTAAAGCTATCTTATAAGACTGGGCTTGATCGTTATTATGGTCTTTTAGAGTTAGCTGAAAAATATGGTATCTTTAAGAAAGTATCTACTCGTTATGAATTAACAGACGGTACTAAGATATTTGGTAAAAGTATCTACGCAGAACCTGAAAAGTATTTTACTGAAGATATTTTAGATCTAATCGATAAAGCAGCCAGGAAAGAGTTTGCATATGGAGAAGAACACCCCGTATCAGATCTGGAGGAAGACTATGAATCGAGTAATACCGAATTATACGATTCTTGAGAATAATAAAGACTTCCCTTCATGGTCAGTAAGAATAGAAGATGGTGATTTTACAGGTATCGAATATATTATCGATAAACTAGGAATCCCTGAAGATGTTCCTGATGATGATTCACCTATAGCAGTAAAGTTAGATTATACTTTACTTAAGGGTGAAGTACCTGAAGGTATGAACGTAAGATTTATGCAAACTATTGGCTGGATTATTGAGGATATTGTTGAGTGAGTGTTGAGAATACTATTTTAAGTAATCTTATTTGTAATGAACCTTACGCCCGTAAAGTTATTCCTTTTATAAGAACTGATTATTTTACTGATAAAAACTATCAAGTAGTTCTTGATATGATAACTGCGCATTATTTTAAGTTTAACTCAGTACCTTCTAAAGAAACTTTAGCTATTGATTTAGATGGTGCAGGGTATAATGAGCAGATGTTTAATGACTGTAAAGGTATTATAGAAAACTTAAGTCCAGATTCTAGCGAGCTAGAATGGGCTATTGATATTACTGAAAAGTTTTGTCAAGAGAAAGCAGTATATAATGCTATTATGGGTTCTATTGAGATCTTAGATAATAAAAATAAAGATAAAACTAAAACTGCTATACCTGAAATGCTATCTGATGCTTTAGCAGTCAGCTTTGATACTCATATCGGCCATGACTTTGTAGAAGATTCTGAAGAGCGTTTCGATTCTTATCATCGTAAAGAAGAGAAGGTAGATTTTGATATTGATCTATTGAATAAGATTACGATGGGGGGCTTTAGTAAGAAGTCTCTAAATGTTATTCTTGCTGGAACCGGTGCAGGTAAATCTCTTGCAATGTGTCATTTTGCTTCTCATAACTTAACTCAAGGTAAAAACGTACTCTATATTACTCTCGAAATGGCTGAAGAAGCTATTGCTCGACGTATCGATTCTAATCTTATGGATATTCGCTACGATGAATTAGAACTAATACCTAAAGATATGTATGAGAAAAAGATGGATAAGATTGCCTCTACTACTAAAGGTAAACTTATTATTAAAGAGTATCCAACTGCTACTGCGCATAGTTTACATTTTAAAGCGCTACTTAAAGAGCTAGAACTTAAAAGAAAGTTTAAGCCTGATATTATCTATATTGATTATATTAACCTTTGCATGTCATCTAGACTTAAAGGTAACGTTACTGCTAACTCATATACTATTGTAAAAGCTATTGCGGAAGAGTTACGTGGTCTTGCAGTTACTTTTGGAGTACCTATCGTTACTGCTACTCAAACTAATCGCGCTGGCTTTGCTGATTCTGATGTAGGACTAGAGAATACTTCTGAATCGTTTGGTCTACCTGCTACTGCTGACTTTATGTTTGCTCTTATAAGAAGTGAAGAACTTGATACTATGGATCAGGTTATGATTAAACAACTTAAGAACCGTTATGCTGATCCTGCTGCTTTTAGACGGTTTGTTGTTGGTGTAGATAAGACTAAATTTAGATTGTATGATGCTGAAGATCAAGCTCAATTTGAACTATCTCAAGATGCAGAAGATAATCTAGCAGATCAATTAACAGTAAATAAACTTAGAACTTTTTCGGACTTTAAAGTATGACATATTCAGTAGATAAAATTAATAATAAGTATGTAATTATAGAAGCTGTAAGTAATTACGAACTAGGATCTTTTATTGACGAAGATCAAGCACATGAGCTTTGTACTAAACTTAATATGGGTAGCGGTTTTAATGGTCATACCCCGCATTTTTTTACTATTTCAGTAGAAGATTTTTGCTCAGAAGAGTTCGAGGAGTTATAAATAGATATACTTCCAGGTAGTGCCTCTTCGGTAGCGCTATCTGATGGCTGCATGATGGTATGCCGAAACCAGAGGTAGTGCGCTAGTAAGACTCTTTGCGGGGGATCCTAACGCCGATTGGAATTGACGGGAGATGAATTTGGGGTTAATCCTGTCCATGCAGATAAAAAAGAAGGAAGACGCCAGAAATGGTTGTCTTCCTTCATTATTTTTAACAGGGTTTGTTGTGATATCGTTGAAAAAAACAGTTGACATTAATTCAAATATAGCCTATTATCTTTAATATAAGATATTTATCTTATAGTGAGCTTGAGAGACGATGATTTTTAGTATTTTTAAATATTTTTTGTTATTTGTTTTATTAGTGTATATGTTTACAGATCCGCCTGTAGATAATACCTCTCATGATAATTTAGCTTTTTCAAGTGATTGCGTTTATGATGTAAGTAAAGATATTACATTTACTCATGATATTAAACGTACGAGAAATTATTCTGAAAACGTTGAGACTATAGCAGGTAAAGCTAAGCAGTGTAACGTTAAACTTCAAGCTTTTATTAACGACAAATGGATAAATGGTAATGGTTCGTTTATTTACGGACCTGATACTGCTGAGCGTTCTGCATGTTATATGGCTGCTGAAAAAGCAAAGTCTAATGCATTACAATCATTTTCTCCAGAAGTTATTACCGCAAAGATTCGAAATAAGTGTGAGACAAGGAGTTAGTTATGAAGAATCTATTAGTACTAGGAATGGCATTTAGCCTAGCTGCATGTGCAGGAAATAATGTCACAGCCCCGAGCATGATTGCTTTTGAAGAGCATAGTGGTATGCCTTCATGGTTTGTAAACGTACCTTCTGAGGTTGGTTATAATTATTCAGCTGGGACTGCTCGTACCCCTGATATTCAACTTACTTTAGATATGGCTATTTTAAATGCTAAAGCTTCTTTAGCTGATCGTGAGTCAGGTAAGCTAAGTTCTAATACTAAATCTTATATGGGTCAAAAAGGTATAGCCGAAGATGGGTTGCTTATGACTGACGTTAATAAGACTGTTAAAAATGTAGTAGTTGAGCAAGATGTTGCTAACTATCAAGTAGTAGATAGTCAAGTTTTAGTTGATAACGGTCAGTATAGAGCCTATGTATTAGTGAAGTATTCTGATCAAGATGCTAATAAAGCTTATGAAGAGCTTGATCAAATTATAGAACTTAATAAACCTGAGGAAGTACCGGTTCCTGAAAAAATTGAAATCGACGTCGAAGTTGATCTAAAGGAGACTACTACTGAAGAGGTTGAAGAAGAGGTAAGTAATTAATGTATGCTATTACTGGTGTAGGTATTGTTGATCAACTTGGTACCGAGCTTGATAAAAACTTTGAGCGTATGCTAAAAGGTGAAGTATCTTATGATATAAACTGGGATACTGTTAACGAATATTTAATTGAAAAAGAGCTTTTTAAAAAGCGAGATATTATTCGAAACTTTGTTTCGCCTGATGCACTTTTAGGTGTATATGCAACGTCAAGAGCGTTGGAAGACTCGGGAGTTGAACACGTACCTACAGTACCAGTAATAACTGCATCTTTGCATGGCGGTGGTGTAGCTCAAGATAGAATTTTTGAGAAATATCATGAACGAGCGATGAATAATCCTGAACTTGATTATCATGATATGAGTACTAAGCCTATTCGCTGGTCTCCTAATCAACTATTAAGTACAGGTATTGAATTTACTGCTTCTTACGTTGCAATGTCATTTGGTTATATAGGACCAATCTTTAACGTTGCATCTACTTGTTCGAGTACTATTCAGGCTATAGAGATCGCATCTTTATGGTTAGAGCGAGGAGAGCCTTATGTTATAGTAACTAGCTCTGATGCTCTAGCTAAAAATAAGCCATCAGTAAACTTTTTTACAGGCATAGGTGCAGCATCTAAAGAGGGTGTATGTAAACCGTTTGATGAGAATAGATCTGGTATGGTTCTCGGTGACGCAGCTGTTACTTTTATACTTGAGAAAGAAGAAGTAGCACGCAAACGCGATGCTAAGATATATGGTATAATAAAAGGTTATGGTAATGCTAATGACGCTTCTTCTCCTGCCTCTCCTTCTCCTGAAGGTATTGGTTGTGAATATGCTTATGAGCAAGCTTTTAAGATGGCTGGTATTAGTTATGACGATATCGACTTTATCAATGCTCACGGTACAGCTACACTAATAGGTGATCCTGTTGAGATTGATGTAATGAAAAAATACTTTGATAGAACCGAAGTACCAATCGTATCTCATAAAGGTAATATAGGTCATTGTATGGGTGCTTGCGGTGCTGTAGAGATAGCGTACGGTCTCGAGACATTAAGAAAGAAAGTAATACCTCCTACAGGGGGACTAGAAAAACCTATTGATGATCATTTTCTTTTTGGAAATCATAACTTTTCAGTTGAGATTCCAAGAGTTGAAACTTTCGTTAAAAATTCTTTTGGCTTTGGGGGCAGAGCATCAGCTATAATTATAAATAAAGTATAAGATAATAATAAAAACTATTGGAGATAGTTATGTCTGACAACATGGAAAAATATGCAGCATTTATCGGCGACCAAGCTCGTCGCGACGGGGCTCGTGGTTTTGTAACCGAAAAGCCAATGGATAAACCAGATACAGATAATGCTGCAGCTCAAAATGCTGAAAAGAAAAATGCACCAGGCGAAAAGACACCTATGAAAGGTCCTCAAGAGACCAAAGGTGGCGCTGGAGGCTCTACAGCTCGTAAAGCAGATAAATCAAATAGCGACCCGGCTCCTAAAATGGCTGCTGAAGACTTTGTAGAAGAAGTTGATCTGGCTGAAGCTAAAGATCTAGATGCTGATAATGTTGAAAAAGAAATTAAACATGACTGTGCATCTCACGTAGTTCATAAAGAACACGGTGAAGGTACTTGTATCCCAGGTATGCATACTTTAGAAGAAGATGAAGATGGTAAGGGATACGTTACTCATTATGATATTATGTTTGAGGACGAAAATGGCCCTTACGTAATAGAAGACGTTGACGTTGAAGAACTTGAAATCGTTACTGAAAGCAATCACGGTCATATGAGAAAAAAGAAAAAAACTGACGAAGCTATGCATGGTGATAAAAAGAAAAAACCAAAAATGTAAAGTTTAAAACTTAATTAATTAGAAGAGCCTTCTGATAAATACTTCAGAAGGCTTTTTTTATGAGGATTCAATGTTAACGTTTAAGGAGTATCTCAGCGAAATGTATGCTAAATTATCTGGACCTGAGATGAAAAAACGCAGCTGGAGAAACCAGATTTTTATCGATAAGATGAAAGAAGGACAGCCATTTGCATTAGTAAGCGGTAAAGAAGTTATACTCAAAAGAGACGATAACGCTATCGCTGCTATTGAGGCTATGGTAAAAGCTAATAATTTTGATAACTTTAAAAATTTAGAGTTTCACGCTAAGACTGGAAACGCGAAATATAAGATAAGCGACTTTGGTAAATCTCCTGAGTTTGGAGGTAAAGGTCAAGGAGCTGGTACTGCTGCCGAAGATAGATATCTTGCTGCATTTAGAGAAAAAATCCAAAAAGCTCTAAGAGCAGAAAAACAACCTACTATTCCAGTCAGATTAAAAGGAAGAACAGTGGAAGTAGCTGATGTTGTTACTACTCCTGGTCAGCCTAAATCTGATTTCCATTTTATTGATGGCGAAGGAAATGAAGTAGGATTCTTTTCTCATAAAGATATGACCTTTCAGCAGTATGGTGGTATTACTGAACTAAATAAAAAATTTCCTAATCATGCAGAAATAACTTCGTTTGTAGATGATGTAAAAGAATTAACTGGCGGCTCTATGGGTAATGACTCTTATATGAGACCACTTAAGGATTCTAATCTAATTAAATGTGCTATCTTTGGAGTAGATTATGATACAAATTCTCCTTCCAGACAAAACTGTGACATGTTTCTTCAAGGTGATGTAATACTTAAAAAGCAAGGTGGTGTATATACTGTATCTTCTCGAGGGCATTATGGAAATAATGGTAATATTAGAGGATTTCGAGGTAACTTTGCTGTAACATTATTCTGCAGAAAAGGTGATAGAAATAACTTTGGTATCACTAGAGCAAGATTTATGGTAGCACCTTATATGCTACGTCGTAGATCTACAGTAGATATTTAAGTTGATTTAATTTCAAAAAGAGGCTAATATAAGACTATGAGAAGGTTTGAGAGTTTTCTAATAGAGCAAAAAAATACTCATATGGAGCATATAGAAGACTTGGTCTTTAATGAAGGGGTGAATGGTGCTCGACAGGCTATTAATTTTTTACGCGATCTTCGTAATATGTTGGCTGGTAATGCAGACTCCGCTGTATCTGCTACTGTTAAATGGGATGGTGCTCCTGCTGTTTTCTGTGGAATCGATCCTTCAGACGGTAAGTTCTTTGTAGCTAAAAAAGGTATATTTAATAAAAATCCTAAAGTATATAAAACTCCCGCTGATGTAAAAGCTGACACTGATGGTGATCTGCAAACAAAACTACTACTTTGCTTACAACATCTTCCTAAGTTAGGAATTAGAAAAGGCGTCTATCAAGGCGATCTTATGTTTACGCAAAGCGATCTTAAAAATACTACTATTGATGGTGAGAAGTACGTTACTTTTCATCCTAATACTATTTTGTATGCTGTACCTAAGAAGGCTGCAGCTGAAGTAAACCGTGCTAAAGTAGGGATAGTATTTCATACTACCTATACAGGTAACTCATTTGAAAATATGCGCGCAAGCTTTGGTAAAAATATTACCTCTAATTTTAGAAAGAGTCGAGACGTATGGGCTCAGGATGCAATCTATAAAGATGTATCTGGTAAAGCTACATTTACTGCTGATGAAACTGCTAAAGTAACTTCAATATTAAGTCAAGCAGGAAGATTATTCCAAGGTATGGCTAAAGAAACTCTTAATGATATATCTGATAATAGTGAATTACTTTTGAGAGTTAAAACTTTTAATAATACTCTTATCCGCGCAGGAAAGCGTCCTAGAACTTCAGCTATAGTAAATAGTTTAGTTAATTATATAACTGATTACTATAAGAAAGAAGAAGATAAACGTAAAACTGCTGATGGAAAACAGAAGCAAAAAGATAAAGCGAGAGATATTCTTAAGTATTTTTCTACGCACTCTAAAAGTGATATAGAAAAAGTATATGAACTAATGTATTTGCTAGTTGATGCTAAGCAAATGATTATCGATAAAATGAATGAAGCTGGCTCTATAGGCACATTTGTTAGAACTCGTAACGGCTTTAAAACTACTAGTCAAGAAGGCTATGTTGCTATTGATAAAATGTCAGGTGGCGCAGTAAAGTTAGTAGATAGAATGGAATTTAGTAGAATGAACTTTAATGACGATGTTATTAAAGGTTGGCAGAAATAGAGCTTATAATTATTATAAATAAAAGTGCAGTAAGCCCATGGGAAACCTGTATTTAACCGGTTAAGTCTAAGGAAAACACCGTGCAGAAAATGAAGATCGAAAACGATGAGCGTTCTACTAAAAAAGACGCCATTAAGAAAAATAAATCAAAAACAGTTAAGCTTGCAAAAGGCGCTGAAGTAGTTATTGATCCTGATGTTGGAGATAACTATAACGGTCAAAAAATTGGAGAAGCTGTAGGTAAAACAGCTGTATTTGCTTTCGGTCGTATGAACCCTCCTACTTCAGGTCATGAAGTATTAGTAAATAAAGTGGTTCAAACTGCACGCGGTAAAGGTACCCCATTCGTTTTTCTTACCCATTCCCAAGATATGAAAAAGAATCCACTATCTAGTAAAGATAAAATATCTTTTGCTAGATCAGCTTTTGGTCGTTCGCTAATACAACCTGCACCAGGTAAGACTTTAATTGAAGTTATGAAACATCTTGAAAAGTCTTACAAAGAAGTAATTATGGTTGCAGGCTCTGACCGAGTAGATGAATTTAAAAGATTACTTAACAAATATAATGGTAAAGATTTTAACTTTGATAGTATTAAAGTTGTTTCAGCAGGTGAAAGAGATCCAGATGCAGAAGGAGCTTCAGGTATGTCAGCTTCTAAAATGAGACAAGCAGCTATTGATAATAAATTTTCAGAATTTAAAAAAGGTCTTCCTTCTAATTTTAGAAGAGGTAATAAAATGTTCAAAGCTGTTCGTAAAGGCCTTGGAATTAGAGAAGATATAAATGAAGAGTTTGAAGATTTCTTAGCTGAAGTTCTTACTGTTGCCGGTCGTCGTAAAAAGGCTATCGCAGCTAGAAGAAATAGGCTTAAATTAAGAAGAGCTCGCGCTCGTCTTAAGTTTAGATTTGCCGATCAAAATAGACTTAAGAAAAGAGCTCGCCGAGCTGCAGTTAGAGCAGTACGTAAGAGAGTAGCAGGTTCTAGAGCTACAAAATATGCTAAACTTTCAATGGGACAAAAAGCTGGAATTGATAGACTTGTAGCTAAAAGAAAGAAAATTATCGGTAAGATCGCTACACGACTAGCTCCTAAACAACGTAAAGCTGAAGCTGAACGTCTTAAATCAGCTCGAAAAAAAGCATCTACTAACGAATCTATTGATGAACCAGCTGTTGATAGTATGTCACAAGTTGAAGCTGATAATATTATTAATCAAGCAACTCCTCAAGATCAAGATATCAAAAAGCGTAAAGGTACTCAACCAGCGCGCTATCATAAAGGTTTAAGTAAATCTACTAAAGCAAGAAGAGACGCTCATTTTAAAAAGCATGGTAAAAAAGCTGATAACGATCCTTCAGCATATAAACCAGCACCTGGAGACGCTCGCGCTAAAACTAAACCTTCAAAATATACTAAAATGTATCATGATATGTACGGTGAAAGTCTAGATGAAAGAATGTTTGGAAAAACTGGACCATTTGGTGGAAAGAGTCAAGGTTCAGTTTTAATGCCTTCTCTAGATAGAGCTATAGATCAAGTAGTCAATA